TTTCGGCAATCCCTTCTCAAGCGGTACTTTCGGCTCCCATCCCAACTTCTCTCTCGCCTCTGTAATGTCCGGCACGGGCCGCCTCATCTTTATCGCCATCTCCTTGGCCGAGCGGTTCACCCCATTGAAAATTATTTGCGACTTGGAATCCGTCAGCCCGATGGTGAGAAAGGCCAAATCGAGAATCGAGATCGGCTCTGGATAGCCAAACTGGACCGGGCCGAAATCAATATCGGAGTTCATATAGGCGATAAGGCCATCGAGCATATCACTGACGTAACAGAAGGAATCCTTCTGAAGCCCGTCGCCCACAATCATCAGGGGGTCGCCCCGCAAGGCCCTCATGATGAACTGAGGCACGACTCGGCTGTCGTTGGTCGCCATCTTAGGGCCGTAGGTATTGAACAGCCGCGCTACCTTGACCTTCGTCCCCTTGTCGTGATATTCCCGGCACAACTCCTCTGATTTACGCTTGCTCCCGATGTAGCAGAAGTGGGGGCTGTCCTCCGGCGTTTCCTCTCCCACGCGGATGCTCGAAGTGTGGAGCATAGTCGCCCCCTGCTCTGTCGCAATATCAATCATATTTTTGGTCCCCGTTGTATTGGCCTCAATGGTCCCTTGAGGATCGGCCTGATACGCTCCGGGGGCCGTAGGCGAGGCGAAGTTATAAATCTGGTCAACCTCTATGTCCAGCTTCAGGTTCGCCGTATTCCCCAAGACCAGATGAAAGCGGTTATTGCTGTAGAGATTGGCGACATTGTCGTATGACCCAGTCGAGAGATTGTCCATACAGTAGACGTTATCGCCACGGTCGATCAATCGCTCGCATAGGTTAGACCCGAGAAATCCTGCGCCGCCCGTAACCAATACTTTCATGTGGGCCAATACTCCTCGATAATATCCATGAGCGGTTTGCCCGGATTGCATTCCCCGGCTTCCCCCTTCTTCCAATTCTTCATCAGATATGGCGTCCAGAACCGCTGATCGTTTACCGTAACGTACATCCCGTATCGGCGGGCGATGAGGTCCCGGTAATTGGTATCCTTATACCTGCCGAGGGGGGCCTGGCACATAGCATTGTCAGTCCTCTTGAAGTCGTAAATCTCGTACTTCCCCCGTGCTATCTTCTTGGACTTGTCCTTGAGGCGGTCAAAATTGCCCTGGCTGATGTCGTCTATCCCCTCCTGGCTGCACCGCCGCCGGAGTTCTGCCGGGAATCCACACCGGGGACAGAACATATCCATCTGCGAGCGGAAGTCGGCCGGAATCCTCCACCACCAACCTGGCTCAACCCTCCAACCCTGCCCTTCCCCGAATAGCATTGACATTGACCCTGCTATTTCGCAGAACCAGGCGCCGTTCGGATAGATCGACGCTGACCACGATTCCTGTGCCCAACAATGGTCGATCATGTACCACATCTGGTTCTTATTCTCGGCGACCTCCTCCACAGCCACGAGTCCGGGGTGATGGTAGATGTCGGGTCGTGAATGGTCGTTGATAAAGATATGCCCGAATGTCGCGCAGATGTCCTCACGGTAGTGCTCATAACCTTCTGGTAAAGTAGTCCAAAGTCCGAGCTGAACAGGCTTTATTTTTGAACGGGCGTACTCGCACATCTTTGAGAAGTCTGGATGGAGCAGAGGTTCGCCCCCCTGGAATCCGGTCATTTTGGGATACTCAACCATCGAATCCACGGCCTCCTTGAATTGGTCAAGGCTCATAAAGAACGGCTCCCGATGGCCAGCGAATCGAGTACAGTTGGAACAGGAATTACGGCAGAGGTTCAATATTTCGATCTGACAAGTATCCATATCCACTATTGACCTCATCCCGTCAGCCCCCATGCCTGAAGCACCTGTTTCATCTTGGTTATCTTCACATCCCTCGGCGTCGCATAGATATGGTAAAAGAGACTCAGATCACCCAACCCCAACTTGACGTGCAAGTCCTTTAGCGTCGTGAATTTCAATCCATACTTGGCGATATTTCGGCCCATGATGAAATCCTCTACTAACCTAATCGGAGCGACCCCGTTCTTAAGTTCAGACGTTGTCGGGAAGATCATGCGTTCAACGTCCTCGGGCTTGATATCATTAGGCGGCTCGAACAGGTCAATCGTCCAGTCAGAGGCGATACAGAGCCAGGACGCTGAGCCTATATTCCGGCCATCGCGCAGGAAGAAGCGATCATACCTGAACCTGAAGGCGGCCATGTCCGATCCGTTGTGGGCGCACATATCCCTATTCAGGAACAATGTATAATCAGGCGTATCCGGGTGGACCATAGCATCGGCGTCGAAAAAGATGTTCCAATCGTTCTTAGCCTCCTGGCCAAGTTGGAATACCTGGAGCTTTTCAAACGTCGGGGGCCACTCGGGAAACTTCCGGTCCTTGATCTCGACAAACTCCGCGTCGATCTTCTTGGCATAGTGTTTGAGCAAGGGATAAGTTATCTCTGTTATATCCCCATAGTTCTCCGGGTTGAGATTGAGCGTGTAGAGTGTTTTCTTCACAGCACAACGCTCCAGATAGACGACACTTCTTCCTTAAAATTCAGTCCCATGATACCCAATGCCTCCTTTACGGTGCCGAGAGATATATCGTGTCCGCACATGAGCCGCCGGCAGACAGGGAGCCAGGCCCTCAAGTCTGCCAGGACAGCCTCAAGCGTGTGACAACCGTCAATAAAAATCATGTCAACCGACTTCTCGCGGAAGAAGCGGGCAGCCTCGATGCTGTCCATTCGCAGACACACAAGGTTCTTGAACTTCCCCACGTTGGCGATGAACTGAGCGTGAATATCGCTGTGTGTTGCCTCGTGGTGCGCCCCCTGGAGCTCATCGGGACTCCCCTTGAAGTGATCCACGGCAAACACCGGCCCCGGACAGCCGGAGAGAAGGGCATGGGTGGATTTGCCCTTCCAGCTTCCAATCTCAATAATGGACTTCATCTCTTGTGCTCTCTCAAACAGCCATTGTAATTCAGCACCATCTATCCACCCGGCAATTCCGGGATCGTCATACGCCATTCTGCCCTCCGGATTATATCGGAGTGAATTCGCTCCCCAACTCCATCGGCTCCGCCAACATAAGGTAGTGGTTGCATCCGCAATAAGCACACCGCCTGATGATGATCGTCGGATTCGCCGTTGGCAAAAGCTCAATATTCTTCGGATCACGACAACAGGCGTTCGGGACGCCCTCGATCTTCTTCAGTTCGTCATCGCTCATGTGAGGTTGGCGATAAGATTATTGGCCGGAGTTGCCCAAGTGAACGATTCTCCGTTGTTGCAGGAAATGCTTGAGCCATAATCCCACCATCCAACGAGCGCGTCCGCGGGCGAGGTCGTATTGTCGTTGAATATGCCGACATACCTGAACGGCCCGAAGTTACCGCCGGCGGCCGTAAACGTGACACTTACAGCTTTGAGTGATTCCACTCCGCCGGTCTGTGAAATGTTCTGGCTGATGGTAGTGTTATTGTAGTTATTGGCACGCGTAATCTCCGTTGCGTTCGCCAACCCGATATGGTTATTGGCATCGGGGGCCGTGTTGGTTAAAAACGCCTTCAGCACATGGTTGGCCCAGTCATGCTTTGCGCGGCAGAGATCATCCACCGTGCAATAGTACTTATTGAAGTTCGCCATGTTTTCCTCCTAAAAACTTATAGACAGATTCCTTCTTCTGCCGTTTCCTCTTTTTCTCTTTCTGGGGCGGGGGAAACGGCCCGCCCGGTTCTGGTGAGGGTGCCCATGCCTTCACTTCCGGCGGTCCTCCCATATCCTTGTCCTCGATAGCCTTGCCCATGCCGATGAACATATTGGCCAGGGGGGTGGGCATATCGTACTTCTCTCCCGCCTTGTAGGTAATCACCTGGATACCGTCGGGACTTCCCAGTCCCAGCGCTAACATCCTTACTTTCATAGTCCTCCTTGTCGGGATCGCGGGGGAGGCGTTTAACCTCCCCCTGTCCCTTATCTCTACTCTAGTTTAGACTCAGGCAATAGGTGCATGGAGCGGACGGCCTAAAACCGCATACGCCGAAACAGTTGTAGCGATGGTGCCGGTAGGTTCGATCCGAATCGTAACGTAACGCGCACTTCCAATGTAACTCCGCTGGTAGCAGGTATTCGCCTCGGCGTTGGCGTCCACGATCTGCGTGTTGTTACCGCCGATGAGGTCCGTGTCAGCAATAGCGGCCCAGGTCGAGTTGTCGCTTGACGACATAAATCTGACTGTAGCAAGGTTAGAAGCACCAAGCAGGGCGCTCGACAAACCGAAGCCAGCAACCAATAGGACGCCCCGATAGCCGATGAGATCAATTACGGTACCATTGGCGTTGGCCGTGGTCATCGCAATCGGGTTGATGATTTGCGTGGTCCTGTAATCGTGATAAAGGTCTTTCATCTCATTCTCCTCAGGTTGCGATTTGCATTTTGTAGATGGCTTCGGCCATGACGACCTTGCCCCCTACGCGCTTGCGGGCATAGAAAATAACACTTCCGGTATTGGCCGCCGTATAGGGATCGCGCAGGATGGTGAGACCAACCCGGTCAACAATGGTGTACCCGCGCCGGAAGTCGCCGTAGATGACGGCATAGGCGGTATTTGCCACAGCCGGAACATCGGGGCATTCGATGACGTCCGCGCCCAGGATGCTCCAGACCGGGGACTCACCCAGTCGTCGGAGCAGGTAATCATTGTTGTTGTTCTTGAGCGCTGCCGCGGCTGCCATCGAAGAACGCCGCATGAGCCACTTGAAATTGCTGGTATAAGCGGACTTTGGCGTAAAGTAGGCTGTGATAAATCCGTCGGCCGTGAGTAAAGTACCACTCCCGGAATTGGATGTGCCGACGTTGGCGTTCTGGAGAATCCCCTCGGGCTGGATCGTGGTGTTGCCTGATATGAATGACGTACCCTCGGCCACTCCGAATCGCTCGCCGAACTCCTCATTCAAAATCTGCTCGAAGTTGTAATCAGAGTCTTCCAGGTCCCAGTTGGAAACATCCACGCGAGCACACAGTTCGTGAGTCGGGATTCTTTCGAGGCCGAAGGTCAAGCCGGTCGTTTCGTTCCTGGCCGCCACTTCACCCTGCCAATTGGCAGAAAATACGCCAGTGCGTGTCCTAATTTCCAGGCTTTCACGACCAACCGTCCTCACCGTCGCCACTTGCCGAACCGGAGAGAACTCCGTCTGCGTCTTGAGAATTTCGCCCGCAATCTCAGGAGACGCCAAGTAGCCGCCGGTCGTGTCGTCGGAGATTTTCATCACCTTCAACTCTTCCGGGTTCAGCGCCTTGTCGCCCTTCCTGAGCCAATGATCAAAAGCCTTACGCCCCGGGCTGATATCCCCAACCTCCCGCGATTCAGTCTTCAGACGCTTAATCTCAATCTCCTGCTCGTCGAGCTTCGCCTTCACCTTGTCGATGACGGGCTGAAGTTCCTGATCGAGCATCGCCTTGTCGTATTTCGTGCCGAGTTTAGTCTCAAGCGTCTTCTGCGTGTCGCGGATGGCATTGATGCCAGCCTGGAGGTCATCTGTTAACTTTTTGAATTCGTCACTCAAATGATTTCTCCTTATCTAGATTTTGATACCCTTGACCAGAGTTCTGAGGGCTTCGAGTTCTTGCTCGTCCTCTTTTGGCGGGTCGCTGACCGGAGGGGTGTCTACCGTGTCCGGCACATCGAGGGCCTTACCGTCTGGTTCAGGGTTAGTAATGACGATCACTGTCTCGCCACAGGCAGAGCATCGAAACTCCAGTTCCTTGCCTCCGCTTGCGGCCTCAAATTTGCCGTCATGTGAGGCGCAGTGTGCGCGGGCGTCCGCTGCGTCCCATGTATCCTTAGGGTAGCGGTATGCTTGATCTTCACTACCGCCGCCCTTCTTGAATCCAATGATGACACTATATTCCTTGCCATTATGTTTGCGCGTCATCCTAGCGAATCGTTCATATTGGCCGGGATCGTTTATCCGGCAAGCGTGTTCATTGGGAAAAGGTTTCTGTTCGAGGGCATCTTTGATCGACTGTATCTGCGCCTCCTCGTTCATCGGGAAAAGCGTTATACTCCCTTCATAGAGCTGCACTTCCTTCAACCTGCGAACGGGTTGCCCCTTAATGTCCTCCATGTCCCACTGAAGCGCCTTATAGCCAATGGATAGACCTGGCTTGCCGCCCCGCTCATGGAGTTTCTTGACAACGGCATGGGCCTCCTTTCCCCCGGTCTGGTCAAGGAAAAATTCGCCGTTAATCAGGAGTCCGTAGTCGTCTTCCTTGCCGTGGAATGTGCCGATGACATGGCTCGGGTCTTGGGACGAATGCGCCCAGAGAAGCGGGAATACCTTATTGCGCCTGAGCGTGCGCTTGAAGGCAGTCGGCTCAACTAGGTCGCCTCCTTGGTCGATGTTGTTAAATACGGATAGGTAGCCGGTGAACTTCCCCTCCTCGGTCATTTCCTTTATCTGCAGTTTGAAAACCTTTGTCTCCATGTTTTATGCCTCCTTTAGTGGGGCGAATCCTAATGGATGATCGTGGGGGCAATAACCCCTAATGCCAATCGACCAATTACAGTTTAGGCAAAGTATGCGAAAACCATCTGGAAAATTGTTCTTAATCAACCAACGATAAAGCCCACCTTGACCGATTTCTTCTCGATGCTTATTGCCACCTCCATTAATATGGTCTATCGTTAAGAATTCCAGGTGTTCTTCTCCACAACATGAACAATGCGATTTTTCTCCGCCATAATGTTCTAATACTATTTTCCGTTGTTTCTCTTGCCACATGCGGTTTTTTGCATTCAGTTGTTCTCTGTTTTTGGCTCGATATTCGTCTTGTCGTCTTTTTATCTTTCCGGGATACTTGGCTTCATAGGATTCTTTATATGCCCGCTCTCGCTCAAGATGATTAGATCGCCATTTTCTTTGATAGGTATTGACAGACTCTTTGTTTTCCGCTCTTCGTCTTGCCATTCTCAACCGTGACTTTTCACGACGCTCCTCGATGGTCTGGCTCATCAAAGTTCCTTGACTTGGGGATAAAGCGTGCATAAACAATTGCACACTTGGGAGGCCCCTCCCTTTGGGTCTCCTGGGTGTGCCATCAACTTATCGCCAACCTCGAAGTCGGAATCCAGCTCAATAGGGTCATCTGAATACTTAGCATCAGCATCCATGTGGTCTTGGCGACTATGTTCTACAAAAGCACATAACCAACCTTTTAGTTCTATAAATTCACTCTCTTTATAACCAATTAATTCCCCGGCATTCTCAACCTTGGCCGCCTCTGTCATGGCTATGCGCCTCGACCGCCATGTCTCCCGCTCACCCATAAGCACCTGGATAGCCTTGGCGAGCTCCGTGACAGTCTGATTCTCTAACTCAGCCGTCTCAAGCAACCCGATAATGTCCTCCATCGTCGTCTCGGCGATCTTCGTCCCACTCTCAACGACGATCTTCCGCAACTTGGCCTCATATTCGGGCTTGAATACCCAAACCTTCTCCTCACCATCGGATATCTCGCCCTTGCCGGCCGCCATGCCTGACCTCACCGCCTTGGTGAATGAGTCGATGTACCAGCGGATAGAGGAATCGACGAATAACCCCGCTTCCTTTTCCTTGTCCAATACTAACCATCGGTCTATTGTGTTTACGCTCGGCGCCTTCTTTACTTGCTTGACTATGCGCTCGGCCTGTTCACGCAAATGTTGAGCGGCAATCTTCTGTATACCCCGCTCCCGCGCCTGTACGCGCCGCGCAAAGGCGTTCCACTTGGCCTCCTTGCGCTCGGGGAGCTGCCAGAACCCGCCCTTGATGCTGACGATCCTGGCCTTGGGCGGCTTCTTGGGCGGCTCCTCAACGGGTGGTTCCTCTGCCGGTTTAGCCGGTGGTAGTTCTACGGGTGCTGGCTCCGGCTCCTTACCCAACTGGTCAACCGGAGTTGTAATCATCGACACCGGCTCCGCGATAACGTCAGGAGCGCCCTCAATCTCGCCCCATCCAATCTCCGTCCTCAATTCGTTTCGCGTAACCGTCCCGGCCCTATAAGCATCGAGCAACCGCGTCCAGAGTGAGTTCAAATCCTCACTCAGCGCGTCAATGCTCGATACGTCATAATCCAAGTAAACGCCACTGGCGTCAAAAGCAGGTACTATCTGTTCGTTAAAGGCGTTCTTGAATTTGCCCAGGAGCGGCAACACCGCCTCCTGGTAGAGCGCCTTCCGCGCCTCCTTGATATTCGAGTACGTCTTATTCTCCGAGTCTCCGAATAACTCAGGCGCAACCTTATAGGCAGCGCATATCTCGCGCATGAGCGCCCGCTTGGAGTTGAGGAATTCAACCTCTTTGGGGGAGAAAGACCCCTTGTCAACAGACCACTCGCCCCCGGTCAAGAGCATGGGGTTTCCCGCATTCTCATATCCCGAGTATTGGTCATGCAAGTCTTGCTTGAGCTTTTCGAGTTGATCCCCGCCGATCAAGCTCTTGTTCATCAATATCATGCTCGGCTGACACTGCTTCTCCAGGAGTGCAATCGTCCAGAGCTCGCCAAACTGCGCCATGTCGATCTTGCGAGCCAGTACCTGGATAGGCGATAGGCCGATAAGCGCATTCTCGGGATTGAATGTCTTAGTATGGACAATCTGGTCAATGGGGAAAGTGACAACTCGTCCCCCCGCTTGATATTCATAATAGCTGAGCGTCCCGTCCGGCTTAGGCTTCGGGGTCATAAACTGAGGGAACAATACCTCCATCTGCCCACGCAACCCGAATGACCCTATCATTTTGCGGATGTAGGAATTTCCTGTAATAAGATAGAAGCTCAGGTTGCGCGTTAGAAATTCAGTCCAGTCCATCCCCAGCCCCGGCTTCTTCATCCACTCAACGAGCGGATGCTTGTCAATCTCATCCGGCTCGCCGTCGGCATTGTCCCGATACACATACCACGGCACGAGTACGGCCGACTGCACGATTAGGTTGACACATGAGTAGACTGTGTCACAGAGGCGATATCCGGCGACATAATCCTTGAGGCGCGGAGTAGATGAACCGGATGCGCCGATATAGTAAATGCCGCCCTGATACTGGACGAGCGGACTCCCTGTCTTCTTCTCTATCTTTTTACCAAAGGGCCATTTCATCTTACCCTCCAGATCATCGGCATCGGCTGACTACAATGCGTGAAGATTCCGTATCGAATGGCGTCCATCGCGTGATTCTTGAATGCGACCGGCTCCGGCGTATCCTCGCCCATCTTGTCCTGCTTCCAACGATACGTTCCCTGTTCGCTGATAATGTTAGTTGAGCCTGGGACGACATGAACCTTGACCGACTTGAGATAATCAATTCCGGCGCGTACTGAATCGGGGCCTTTGAGCGCGGCCTGGGCATTGATACCAGCCTCCCAGAGCTCTTGAATAGACTTAGGCTCGGCTGAGTCCCAATAGGATAAATCTTGGGGGTTGACCCTGCCATCGGACTTTATCGCCGACGCGAGTGCCTGATTGGTCAACCCCGTTTTGTAGATTATCTCTTCAAGCCAGAACTCGTCAGCCTTGCGGTAGATTTTGACAAAGGCGGCAGGATCAACGCTATAGCCAAAATCGCCGCCGTAGATTATCTCGTCGAACCGAATATCAGGAAGCACTTGCACGTCCCAGTTGAATATCCGACCTGTAGGCATGGCCCATTCGCCTAGACGATATATTTTGTGCGCCGTAGGGTCATTCAGGCGGTCAAGGATTTGGATATACCGCTCCCTCATTTCCTTGATTGGGTTATCCTCGACGGTTGAGGTATCGACAAAACTATCAGGGTAGTGTTCATCGACAAACATCTTTTTGATCCAGCCGCCCAAAGCTTCATCGGGGTTGAAGGAGGCCATGATCTGTTGATACAGGCCCGTCTCCTCACGCAGGCGCAAGTCAACTTGCATGAAGTCTTGGCGGGTGAACTCAGTCAACTCCTCCATCCAGATGGAGGATATGCCCTTGATCGACTTTATCTTCTCAGGATCATCAAGGCCATCGAACAAAATCTCGTTAGTCCGACCTTGGGGGTTGACAAATGTGATAACACGCTCCGACTTGTTGTAGTCGTGGATAACATTATTGTTGGCTAGGATCTGCCGGATGACCTCGACACAGGACTCCTCAACAGTCTTACGGATTTTGCGTAGGACGAGGAATCTATGGCCGCCTTCCTTCATGCACCTATAGAAAATTTTGCGTCCGGCGAACTCAGACTTCCCAGATCCAGCCCCGCCGCATAGAATGAGATACCGTTCCTTGCGCTCAAGCAAGGGGAAGAAGTGGTCAGATACCAGTATTTCCATTCCCATTCCCGTCCTTGACCTGGACTACCTTGATCGTGAGCGCTGAATCTATCTTGCCCGAGTGTGCCACGTCGTATCTATCGCCCCATTCCTCACGCCTCCGGTTCTTGAGCCAGAAGATCATCGCCGTCGTATCCCCTGCCATCGCCTTCTTGTAGAGCGCCGCCACTACCTGGAGGTCGGCCTTGTCCTTGCCGCGTTGAACGGCCTCGTCGACTTCCGGCTGGCGCTTGCGGATAGCGTCGAGTGTCCGCTTGGCAACGCCCAGCGCCTCGGCGATCTGGTCGTTCGTCCCGCCCATCGCGGCGACAGACTCCACGCGGGCGATATCGAGCGTCTTGGGCGTCGGGCCGTGTTTAGGCATGAGCCTCCTCCCGTGTCGCCCTGATGCTGTCCTCCGTCACGCCCACATAGTCGGCGTAGCGCTTTATGATGACGTCGCAGTATTTCGGGTCTATCTCCATGCCGTAGCAGATGCGGCCCGTCTTCTCGGCGGCGATGAGCGTCGTGCCGGAGCCGAGGAAGGGGTCTGCTAAAATGGTTCCCTCTTTTGAGAAATCAATAAGTATTTTACTGAATAAACCTACTGGCTTTTGGGTAGGATGGATGCGGCCCTTTAATTCTTCTTTTCGCGGCCCTTCTCGCTGTAAACCATTCCAGGTATGACGATATAATCGAATTGCCCTATGGAAAGAAGTCCATGCAAGTTCAGCATCTCCAAATGTCCCCGTATTGTTTTTATCCCAGACGATCCAGCATTTTGATATAGGCAAAAAATCATAATAATTACCGCCAAAAATAATCCTATCTTGAATGTCAGAAAAATTGATTAGCCCCCTTTTCGCTACATCGCTTGTTTCGTCTCCTTCTATTCTGCGATAAAAATGAGAATCAACTATGCCGCCCCCCCCGATCTTCCCAAAGTGAGTTATGCCGCCCCCCCCGATCTTCCCAAAGTGAGTTATGCCGCCCCCCCCGATTATGTTCGCCCCATAAGGCGGGTCAGTAAACACCATGTCCGCCTTCTCCCCCCGCATGAGCCTCGCCACGTCCTCAGCCTTCGTGCTGTCGCCGCACATCACCCGATGCTTGCCGAGCGCGAACAGGTCGCCCGTCTTCGTCACGGCGGGCGTGTCATCTATCTCCGGCACATCATCCGCGCCGTCGTCGATGTCCGGCCCGAATCGCTCCACCACCTGCTTGAGGTCCAGCGCCTCGCCCAAATCCACCTTAAACTCGGCCAGGTCTATCTCATCCAAGTGGGGATATACAAGCTCTGCCAGCTTTTCCTCCTCATAGAATCCGGCCCTGTCGTTATCGCTCAGGGCATATTTGATGCGCTCGGCCTCGGTTCTGGCCTTCACCACTGATATCTCGACCTCATCATGGCCCAATTCCTTGAGCGCCCGTATCCGCATATTGCCGCCTAACACAACGTATTTCCCATTCTCTTTTACGGCGACTAGCGGTTTATAAACGCCCAATTCCTCAATCTGTTTTTTTAGGCGGGCATAGTCCTTTTGCGTTATCCCCCTAGGGTTTTTGTCCCACGGGATAACCTTGGAAATTGGGACGTGTTCGATATTCATTTACTTCCCAACCACTTCTTGAACCTCGCCCATCGGCCGGCCAGAGTATGCGCCTTCAACTCCTCGTAGATAAGCTCTGCCTCGTCCTGGATATCCTCGATTCCTTTATTGAGCTGGCTGATTCGCTGCGTGAATATTCGAGCCATCCCGAGCATCGCATTCTCTACCTGCTCAACGCGGTCATTCTTAAGATGAATTTTCAGACTCTTTGCGCCCATATCAATCTCCAAAAAATATTGAGTGGTGGACGAGGGGCTTATTGCTTACCCCCAAGCCAGCCGTGATCTTCATGTTGATATCAATGGTAGGGATACGGCCAACCACGCCTTTCGCGGCCCCTGATAGGCAGTTGCCCCTCCTCTCCGCTAAGGCCACCTTACCCCGGATCTGGGGTTCTTCAGTCACGTCCACCATGTTTATTTTGCTCCAAACAGACTTATGATCCTTTGGTGATCTTCCCTGTTCTCCACCATAAATCTATCAATTACCTTGTCTCTGTTTTTTTCGTTTGTTTCGATAAGGGCCAGGCGTTTGTCGTGCTCGGTACATGGCCTTTTCTCATGCCCGTTGAGTTGCTTACTTCCATTTTTGCTTTTGATAATAACAAGCCAAGTCGCCACATTGGATACGGCCGCCATAGCTACGGCCGCCAGCGTTATCGGCTCTGTCATGTCAATTCTCCTTGATCAGCACCCGCCTGGAATATGGGTAATAAATACAGAATACGCCCCGGAATCCCCGGTTGCGGAAGTAGTGATAAAAGGCGATATCCCCCGGGCTGAAGGCTCCGGGAGCAAGATGATTGTGAATTATGATGAGGATATCTTTAGGCTCTACGTTCCGTTTGAGAAGATGCTCATAGATATAGCTTGGGGGAATGGCTATGATCCAATCATGTTTGGTGGTGAAGGTAAAAAGGTTTCCATCCCGAGCGAGGATGACCATTGTCTCGAATGGTTCAGTGAATAGGGCGGAAAAAACGTTGCCGGATTTTATATAGACCGGGATGAGTTGGGCGGGCTGGGCTACTGGGTCGGCCGGATGGATTAGGTTGTAGGCGGCAAGGACAGCGAGCGCAACAATCAACAATATGCCGCAAATGGCATATTTCATATCGCGGAGATAGGAGTTCATTCCACTATTGTCCCGTCAGGTTTTTCCCGAACAATCCGCAATCTCTCGGGATCATGTTTGGAACCTCCGAAGGCAAAGTATTCCATAATGAACCACAAGAGTGCTTCTCCCGATTTCAAATCATCTATTTCATCATCCTGGATATATGCTTCTTTCCACTCCCGCCCCCCCTCATCATCTACCTCAACATAAAAACCACATTTGTACCCGTTTTCTCCCCGCGTAATCTCAATTGACCAGTTCATTCGCCCTCTAGCTCATAATGAAAATCATCGCCCCAAGTACCACCCCATCGCCCGCCAAGGGATGTCCATATCTCCCCGAGGCGGGCATATTCGGGTTCATGATCCCACAGTTGCGCCCCGTCCTTGATCACAAGGATGTCCACGGCCAACCAGCGCTGATGCTGAGATAGTTGGATATGCCCATCGCAGTTAGTGATGATCTTCCCTGGCCGCGTGCGTCCCTGTTGGTAGAGATAGTTCTGATCTGCTGGTGAGCGATAAAACGTCCAAACGATAAATTCGATTCCTTCAAGTGTTGCCTTGGTGGTAAAAAGGGCGAGGAGCTGGATAAACCGAGCCCTTTTAGGGGTGGACATCAGCAAACCTCGCCCGTACGGACTAGTGTTCCGTTCACGGCAATAGTCTAAGGCCGCTATTTTGGTGAGTTCACCGAGTTAGTAGGGGCTACAGGTTAGGGGATGTAGTGAGCCGTAACCGATTTTGCGTAGTTGGTCACGGATTGACAGGGTTTTTCACTTTGATGATTTTGAACTCTATGGAATTAGATTCCTTGACCCAAATCTCCCGGCGGCAGAACGGCGGGAGCGATACTTTCCTGACGGCTTCGATGTCGGATTTGGCAACAGAGTCAAGGCAGATTTTGATCTTCTTCATCCCATCCTCATCCGCCGCCTCGATGTCGAAAATGCCGCCCGGAAGGAGCGTGACCGTGAATCCGTTCCAGACGAGGATCTGCCGCGCCCTGCACTTGGCCCGATAGAGGCGGTTCTTCACATCCATCCCCGCCTCTCGCACCACACCCGCGACTCAGGCGCAGCGTACTGGACACACGGCTCCTGGCAGGCCAGGCAATGCGGATGGATACCAAACTCGGAAAACCGCTCCCGGAGCTTCCACTCAAAGTCCTCGGCCCCCTGGTCATGCCGTAAGGTTTCTTTCTGCGACAAGTCTATGGATTGCCCTGTTCCGAAAATCATGTCGGCCTCCTCTTTACCACATTCCCGTTATGGTCATATTGCCGTGTCCAGAGATACTCGCCCAGGCACTTGGTAGAACAGTAGCGGCGCGTCTCCCCCTTGATCTGGACGCCCCGTTCCTTGCTCGTCCGCTTGCCGCACCAGATACACTCGAAACAGGTGCCCTCAGGCTTCCCATACTTGGCCTTCCGGCGCGGGCAATCGCGGAGGACGGTTTTCTTCTGCCGCTTGAGGTTGAGGTACTTCCCGCCGCGCGCCTTGCACCGGTAGCCGGTGACGCTCTCCCTGTTGACGTACTGCTCGATGTCCGGACAGGTGAGACAGTAGGAGTTGCGCTCGATGCTGCTCATGTTAGCCTTGCCTTGCCGTGCCTCGCCATGCCTCGCCCCGACATGCCTTGCCGAGCCACGCCCCGCCGCGCCCAGCCTAGCCGAGCCGCGCCCAGCCGCGCCCCGCCCCGATTATTATTGCTCATCCTTGCCTTGCCTTGCCTTGCCTGGCCGTGCCGAGCCCGGCCATGCCATGCCGTGCCTGGCCCAGCTTGGCCAGACCATGCCATGCCTTGCCGTGCCCCGTCTCATTCTCCCCAGCGAGAAACTTGAAACTTGCCAAACACCCCCCGGAACGTCCCCAGGCCGATAGCCAATCCACCGCGGACGAAAAGATCATGGAGCATATCTTCGGTAAACTCTTTGTTCGGGAAAATCGATACATCAAACGACAACTCCCACGGCGTCCGCAGCACCGGCCGCGTCTTTGGATTAGGCACACCCTTTGCCAGCCGTGCCACGGAATTGTGGATGTAGAACCTAGCCCCGTCGAACCCGGAGAACTTCACCGGATTTCCGTCTGAGGTAAATGGAATCTCGAATGGGGTGATCGCCGTGAAACTCAGGATCGCGCTCGCCACTTCCTTGTATTGCCGTTTGTCGAGCAACCTTTTGGGGGCTGAGGACGTGTTTTGGGCCGTCAGAAACGAGATGATATTCATCGCCGGGAGCATCACCGTCTCCCCGTCCCCCAAGTAGTAAAACTTTTTCTCCGGCGTCAACTGGGTCTTGTTGTCTCCTGGGTAGCGATCGAACATTACATCCGAGATACCATTCAGCATAACTTTCCGCACAATCGGTTTCTCCATAATTTACACCTCCATGTAAATTTTCAGCCTTGCCTTGCCCTGCCTGGCCCGACCACGCCATGCCAAGCCTGGCCTTGCCCGGCCACGCCCGGAAATTCCATGTGGCGTATTCTTCAACCTCATCCCAACTCACATCTATAGGGATTCGGGCAGGACTTTTAGATCTGAAAACTGGGCCAGTATTGGTTGCCAAGTAACCATCCCTTTTGAATCAAAATCGAAATAAACAAGACCGACGTCTACGAGTCCGGAACATTCCCGGATACCGTAGTGGGAGTTGTAACAGAGCGCTGGGGTTGTGATACCTACCCAACCCTCTCCCCCACAGTAATTGAAATAGTGGACATGGCTGCGTATCAGGACGTTGGCCTTGGGCTGCCGTTCGTGTTCAGAGTGCCAGATCACGTTCCAAAGCCGCTCCCTGGCAATTGAAGTCATGCGCCCATGCGGGACAATGCTCCTGGTCACCTTGTGTTTGATATCGACTTCGCACCCGTTGACATTCAGGAACGCATGGCCTTGGACTTGAACATCTTCGGCTGAAACCGCATCCTTCAGGTTCGCCTCAAAGTCCTCCTCTTTCCCGACATGGTAGCGCGTTCCGTAGAGGATACGGACGGTCTTGGCTTCCGCGAAATCAATGACCTCTTTCGCCATCCTGATTTGAATGTTACGATCAGCGGTAATCAATTCAATGCCGCCCGACCGCTCACCCTTTCCCTCAATGGCATCTCCGTTGACAATGAGGATGTCAATCGGCTTGAGGCTTTCGATAGTAGTCGTGTAAAAGTTCCAGAGTTCGCGCTGGAATTTCCCGGCCTTAGTGATGTCGGGATGAGAAGTGTCATCCCTCATCCACCAATCCGGCGGAGTCAGACCAAATTCATGCCCACAGTGGATGTCCGAAATCACCACCATACGTTTCTTCTCTGTCATTATTTACCTCCTAGTCTTGCCGTGCCTCGCCATGCCTTGCCTTGCCAAGCCGTGCCTGGCCTTGCCCAGCCATGCCCGACCCCGCCTAGCCACGCCACGCCCCGATAGGTCACTCCTTCACCAATTCTGGATTCTCGTATAGGTTAGCGGATAGTAAATTCCCTGTTGCAATATGGACATAAAACATGGCCCCGATGATTTTTCTTTGTAAGGATTTCAAGATTTTCAATTCTGTTGTCATCCTTAATGCCATTCCTATGATGTACGTATTCATGTTTTTCAAGGGGCCGTCCAATATGTTCAGCCATAATAAGTCGGTGTTCATAAACGTAGGCTTTTCTACGACCCGCCTTTGCATTCGGATGTCCTGGCTTCCAAATAAGGACATAGCCAAACGCATCCTTGATTCTTCCGCCTTTCCAGGCAAATGATCTTGAACCTCGATGTCGTAGAATGGTAGCCGCTCGGCATTGGGGGCTAATGGTTGATTTCTTGGGGATAAGACCGGCCAAACCCAGGGCTCGCCCCCACGATCCAAAATGTTGACGATAGATTCCATCACTCGGGGTAGCGGCATCCGCGTTCCATTGCCTTTTGCTCGGTGTCTCGCCATGCCTTTGTGCCCAATCCTTCAATAACCAAATCAGTCGCTTGTCGGATAGGTGTTTCATAGATATTTCCCCTCACCGTTCCATCAATATCTATTATATCACCTTCGTATATTTCTGTCAAATCGTTCTTGTCCTTGAGGCCGGTGTATTGATCCGGGTGTTCATTCTTTTTCCATTCAAATTCTTGACCTAGTTCAAAATACCAAAACTCTCGATATGTTGGGGACCACACCCGGAACTTGATTTTTCTCATTTCTTCACCAGCGAATATAAGACCACCGCCGCAAAGACGATTATCCCAATCATCAGAAAGACATGGGCCACCACAAAGGCAATGCCCAAGCCGCGTGGGGGTCCGTACCAATCCACCTCAATCGGCGTTTCGATGTAAATCGGCTTAGTTTTTTTCTTCATTTTTTCACCAAGCTATACACCAGCCCCGCCCCCACCGCCGCGATGACGTACGTCTTTACCTTCGACCCCAACTGGATGCCCCGCCATGTTTTTTCCATCGTCGTGATACGCTCTAGGCAGAGCTTATGAAGTTCCACCTGGCGGTTATACGACGCCTCCCACTCCGTGGATATCTTCACCTGATACTCGTATTTTTGCGTCAGGTCGAAAATGATGGCGTCCTTTTTAGCCACCACCTGCTCCACTAGCGTGAACTTCTCCTTCCAAATAGATACCTGTGCCTGGAGGTTCAATATTTTGGCATCTTTGTCCTCGCCGAGTTGAGTAAACTCTTGCTCAAGGTTGAGTAAAGTAGCGTCCTTCGCCTTGACCTGATCCTTGACCTTGGCGATAGTCTCGTTTGCCTGTGCTATAGACTTGTCCCTGACCTCTATTTCCGATTCATATTGTGCGATAGTTAGTCTAGACTTTTGGTCTAGATTAGCATAGGCCAACTGAAGAGCCTCGTGTTCGCCCTTGAGCACAGAAAGTTTGTCATAGAGGCGACAGGAACGACTTAAAAACACCAGGGCCAGGATCAGGACGATTGCAAGACCCGCCCACTTAGCCATTGTTTTTGTTGTCATTCGTTAATCTCCCTTTTGAAAGCCATGATTTTCTGAGAAACCTCATCCTTTTCCGTATCCGTCAAGGGCCTTAAAACAGCTCCGCAATCATTACAAACCACCATAAAAGTCCACATGCAAATTGACGGGCGTTCTCCACAATGCCGACACATTTCATTTTTTGGAAGAATACTCATTTCTCATTCCTCATGGGGTTGGTTATCCATTGTTTTTAGTTTCATATTTTCCCTCCCCGGGGAGACGGACGGTTTCCTCTCCCAGTACCGCCCGCCTCCCGAACTCCGGGCCATTAACCCGTCTTCAACGCCTTGTAGATCCCGTTCGCTTCGAGGAACACCATAAGCGTGTACAGAAGGAACGGCACAATGGCGAAGACATGAGCGCTTGCCAGGACGAATGCCGTCGCAGCCGCAGAGATCACGGCTGATGCGATGTAGGCTCCGACCCCAGCAAGGTTAAACAACTTTTTCACCATCTCGGTGAAACCGACAACCCCGATCCCGAAGATACCGAGGATTGCCGCAATGATTGTAGGATCAATCACCATGCTTTACCTCCTTATGGTGAAGTATTTGCTCCATCGTCCGGTTTATCTATGGAAATGGTCATGGCAATTTTCTCATCCGCCCTCCCTGCACAGGCGCACAGAATGGCGACGATGAAACCGAGGCAGAAACCGATAAAAACTAGACCGAATCCCGCGATGTAGATCATGTTTCCTCCTTGATTGCCTTTCCCCAAAGTGGCCCCATCCATTTCTTTGGAAATTCAAAACTTAATGTCTCTTTTTTTCTAAGAACGAGCGGCAAATTAACACCACCACATCCTCTGTCATCTCTATAAACTAAGCGTCCTTCCATTGTATAAATTTCCACGGCATATACCGTACATGGACCCTCTGCCATAAGGGTATCTTGTCCACCATAAAAAGGGCCAATCATGTTCAATGGGCGAGATTGCGGTTGGGATATAGATGGCTTAGGATGACTGGTCTTACCGACCACCCCTTTCGCCAATATCGGCACGGTTGCGATAGAAAAGAATTCACGTCGTCTCATTTTCCCTCCCTCTCTAAGATTGCCTTGAAATCTTTATAAAGAATCGTTACCGTATCCTTTTCATGATTGTCACCAAGTTCATGCAATACAAATCCTGGCCTATGTCCCCACTTCTTTGCATTTTCAATAGCCTGATCCATGCTTTTTCGGATGAAAACAGGAATCTTTTTGCGTTCTTTGCACTCCAGAGAAAATGCGCCGTGATGAAGTATCACATCCTCCTGCCCGAGTATCCCTACGCGCCGTCCACCGAGGTCCTTGGCGACGAACTTCTCCAAGTCCTTGCCGCGCCGTCGGTTCTTGCTAGTCATCCCATCCCCTCCATCGCGCCCGCTCATACCACCTATCGCTAGGATCAAACTCGATCACCTCCTCCGCCTCGACCTGTTCCCCGCACCGCTCGCAGAATGACACTCCGCGGTCGTCGGGAGCTGGCACGACCTCACGGCAGAAAGAGTTGGGGCAGATGTATCCGGTCGGTTTCACTTCTCCTCCTTGATTTTTACACCGGCCTCACGGAGCATCAATTCAATATCATCGTGCCATCGAGAATAAGCGTCCTTATCATCAAGGGATTGCTCGAAAGAGGCCTGGATAAGGGATGTCCACTTCTCCACAAACTTCTCATCCACCTCCGGCCCCTTGTCGCTAGATTCGATGAGGTCGCGGATGGCGCCCTTTTCCTCTTTACAACCTTTCCTGTCATCACATTTGTCACAACTCTCTGACCGACTACAATGTGCCTCCAATAAATCCATCCGACCAAGCATGCGGTCATGTGTCGGCTTCATTTCTCCTCCTTTATTCGCTTGCCGCAATATGGACAAAACTTAAATGGCCCACGATTTTCTATCGTCAATCCATATATCCATTTCAATTCCCCCATGAGCCATTTATAATCATCACAATCGCAAGCTTCATCCACCTCCGGCCCCTTGTCGCTGGATTCGATGAGGTCGAGGATGGCCTGTTCTATCTCAATATTCTTTTTCTTTTGGTCTGACCGGCCAGCTCTTTGAGGAATTCTGGGCCAACTATCCAAGAGAAGGAAGATTTCATAAAAAAACGAAAAGCTCACCCCTAATTCTTCCGCCATCTCCTCCCTGCTGATTTCACTCATGGTCGCTCCTTCCCGTAGTCAACAATCCCACGCAATTTCCGTCTGACTTCTTCTGGAAAATCATAATCATGCAAAAGATTGATTATCATAACCTGCCACTTCTCCACGGCAAGGATGAGGTCGCGGATGGAGTCACAAAAAGGACACGGCGACTGACTACATGCGATGCCTTGTTCTCCCAAAAATCTCAAATGTTCAACCATCTCCTCCCTGCTGACTTTACTCATTCTTCCTGCTCCACCCCGGCCTCGCGGAGCATAGTAACGATAGACTTTCTCGGCTCAGCCGAACAAAAATAACTGCTCGGAAGGTCATCGAACTTTTCTGCCCACTTCTCCACGAACTCCTCATCTACCTCCGGCCCCTTGTCGCTGGATTCTATGAGGCGGCGGACGGCTTGGCAAATGTCTCGGACCCGCTTTCTGTGGATGTTTTCTATGGTTTGCCCCTTACCCAAAATTTCATTAATAATCTGATGTTCTTTTTCAATCTCACAAATAAGTTCCCCCATCTCCTCCGTCGTCGGCTTAGTCATTTCTTCCTCCCCGCTTCCTCGACGCGGATGCGGACGGCCTTTCCCCTATTTCTTAATCTGCCATATCCCTCATCCCATACTTGTTGCGTTTGTTTTCGCGTAACCGAAACGGTGTGGGGGAAAAGAATCCCTCTCCATTTCATACACCACCACACTTCAGGCTTGGTCATCGGGGGCCTCCTCCTTGGAAATAATAGGAGCCTGGTTAGACTTTCCCTTATTGGGGCCATCGGCGTTTCTCGTTGGCTTTCGGTTCGGCAATCCACCGACGGATGAGAAGATGGCTGACATTTTCTTTCGGCCAAGTTTCACGAGTTCAGTACCGGCTCCCCACGAGCTGTGCCAGGCTTTCGCCCGGCGACATTTCTTTACCCGTGCCCTCTCTCGTTTTCCTGGCCGTTGAGTCAGTCTCCTCATGTTCGGTTAATCTCCCCTACTAATCGCAACGGCATTTATATGCTCCAGGCTCCTAATCTCTTTCACTCACCTTCTCGCTCACCATATCCGTCGTGTGCCTCGCCCAGGCGTCGGCATGCCCGCTGCATCGCTCGTCTATCTGCACAAAAAGGACGGCGAGGAGGATCAGCGCGAGGATGACCCAGCTAATAATCGTGGCGAGTTTTTTCATGCACCGAATTCCTTGAATTTCTCTTCAAATTCAGGCCATCGGCAGAGTGCTTTCTTAGCCCATTTCAGGGCCTTCTTTTGGAGAGCCAATTTGATGAAATATTCCCAACATTGATCGGTTTGTAGTCCTATTCGACAGGCCAAATCAATCTCGGATTCTTTCTTGGCGATCCGAATTAGGATTTCAGAAACGAAGGCATGAGAATCTACCGGGGGAATTTTCACTTCGAGGTAGGCTCCCCCGAGGCTGGCTCCCCTGAGGTCGGCTCCCCAGAGGTTGGCTTCCGCGAGGTCGGCTCCCCTGAGGCTGGCTCCCCCGAGGCTGGCTCCCCTGAGGTCGGCTCCCCCGAGGCTGGCCCCCCTGAGGTTGGCTCCCCCGAGGCTGGCTCCCCTGAGGTCGGCTCCCCTGAGGTCGGCTCCCCAGAGGTCGGCTCCCCCGAGGTCGGCTCCCCAGAGGTCGGCTCCCCCGAGGTTGGCTTTTTGTGCTACTGCTTCCTCAAGGACAAACCTGATTTCAGTTTTCTCGCTTTTCCAAAGAACCCTGTCGTCAATCCATGATTTTATTTCCATGTGTTTCTCCTCTTGTCGAGGCGGGCGGGTTTGGTCATGGGAGACGTATCCTATGTGTGATTCGAAATGATTGCCCATTCTTATATGCCCTAGATTTCTTCCAGATTTTTCGATAATATAATTTCCAACCCAATTCCCAGGGCCATTTCCAAATATATTTTTTTCCATCAAATATAATCATGGAAATAACTCTCCTTGCGTCGCGTCAATCAACTCCGGGTGCGCCTGGGCAATCCGTCGCCAACGGCCTAGGAGTGATAATGCGGCTTTTCGGTAATACTCACGGCATTCCTCGAGCTCGGCGGTAGTCTCGGGATAAAAAATTCCCTGGGGAGAAGAAACTACCGGGAGGGATGAATAGCACTCCCTCAAGTCTCTATCGCAAATGTCATACCCCATCTGTCGCAAACATTCCCTCAGCGCATCCCGCGTAATCGCCCGCGCCTTGCCCCGATGGTAGGTGCGGAGGGTGTGGAGGATGAGGTCAGAGGGGGACATCATCATCATCCTTTCCCGCCGCCTCTGCCTTATGATCCCGTATGCGGGATACGCCACTTTGTGTCGCCTTTCGCATACGCCGCGCCTGGTCCTTCCTGGCCTCTTCCCGCCCTATCTCTCCGGCCAATATCCATGCCGATCTACGACGCTGGCCCTCAGCACACTTGCAGAACGTGGCTTCAGATGTGCGTGTCTCGGGGTGATAGCGCAGGTACATACCGTCACCATGGCAGATTTCACATATTGGCATTCTCTATCTCCGCTATTCCCTTGATGATTTGGAAGGCGACTTGGGGGACGATGGCGTTACCGAGACACTTAAGTCTGTCCACCCGAGAGGGAACCCCATGAGCCACTCCACAAAGGCTGGTTGCAACTTCAGGCCAAGGTTCTTCCCAACTTCTTCGTTGAGCATGAAATAATTGCTCTCTGAGTTCACCCTGGCATACCCCCGATAGTCCCTTAGTTGCGGTGTCGGGAGCATCGCTATCTGGTCCCTCAATTTGTAATGCCCGTCGCACTCCGGGCGTATCTCCATCACCCCGCCTTCGGTTTCCACCGTTGACGGAGTTTTGAGCAACAATCCAGACCCGCATCCTTCTGTGCGGGGCGTTGACGGAGACAGCTCCAATATGGAACGTCCGGCAGGTGTAGCCTTCCATCTCCAGGTCAGCAAGCACTTGGTCGAGTTCCATGCTGATGATTCCACTAACATTCTCTCCAAGCACCCAAGCGGGCCGGGCCTCTTTGATAACTCTAAGCATCTCCGGCCAGAGGTGGCGGTCATCTTCTTTGCCTTGTCGCTTCCCGGCGTGACTGAAAGGCTGGCAGGGGAAGCCTCCGGTAAGCAAAGTTGCTCCTCGGAATCGGGTTCCGTCAAAGTCTCGGATGTTGGGGATGAGGATAGGTCTTTCAATCTTGTCTGTCCCGAATGAAGATGCCTGACAGACATTCCGATTTCCCCTGGCCCCCCTCCGATGAACATTCCGTGCGGTGTCGGCAACAGCCCCGAACCTCGCCCTGATAACTTCCTGGCAGTACTCATCTATCTCACAGAACGCAACCGTCCTGAATCCCGCCCACCCTGCGGCAAGGGCGAAACCGCCGATGCCGGAGAATAGGTCTATATGAGTTAGCATTACAGCCTCGGTTCATATTTGTATCCCTTAAATGTCGCATACCGTTCCTTGTTCAGAAAAGTCATCACATGAAGCGGTTGCTGCTTAAAATTCTCATTGAGTTCCTTATGTTTGAGGAAACCCAAGTAACCGGCGAATCCGGCCTTGAGGTCGTCCAGGTGGCCCCCCTTGACTAACTCAGCGAACCGCTGCCCACACGCCTTTTTGTGGAATCTTCCTTCTCTTGGATATGAAGCCCAGAATTCCTCAAAGAGCTGGCCGGTATTGTCGGCCTTTATAGTCTTAATATGATTTGATTTGATATGATTTGATTTGATTTGGGTAATGTTTTTCGTTTCATCTGAAACGACTTTAGTTTCATCCGGTAAGATTTGTCTATGTTTCAGGACTCGTTTATAGGAATCGGCAAGGCGGTATTTATCCCAATTGGTAATATGCAGAACGCCCGTTTTTAGGCGTGATAGTTTCCCCTTTTTGATAAATTGCTCAATCGTAACGGCAACAAAGTCTTCATCATAGACGAGCATCCCGGCGAGTTGTTTAGCCGGATAAGGTGTCTCCTCATTGGCGCGAATATATCCATCATCTTTACCGGCCAAGGAAAGAAGGTCAACCCATAGGGCTCGCTCTGCCGGACCAAATTCGAGTCGCATACTTCCGAAAATCCACTTATCGATCCAGAATGGGAACCATAACTGAGAGGATATTTTTTTAATCAACATGAACTCCTTGGAAGAAAGGGGGCCAGCCGACAGTCTGCCAAAGGAGGGTGGGGGAGAACCCCTTTTGTCAGCTGGCCCCAGGTGGTCATACTCTCTCTCGCTTCCCTCGTTTCCACACACGCGCCTGGGCCTGCAAACGGTCTCGCGTACTTAATCGGCGCACATCGTAGCAGCCCAGGCAAAGGACCTCACCCCAGGCGTTAACCTCGAAGCGTTGATAGTCCTGGCATTTTGGGCAGTAGAGGACTGTGTCAGGCATAGGCATCCTCAAAAAGGGACATCATCGCCTTCGGATGGTTCATCCGGCAACGGAGGTTCTTCGTCTGTTTTGGGAACAAGGATGTTGGCAATGCGGGGCCATGTTTCACCAGGTTTGTCTTTGCGCGCCTCATGTTTGATATCGCCCTCGAAGAATGATCCGGCCATCGCAATATCCCGGCCATGTTCAACGCCAAGGGCCTGGCAAAGTGCAGCATAACGTGGCTCCCAGGGAACAAAAGAATCCACGACGGGAAATTCGCCGTGTTCATTGAGAGCCATCGCATAGATCACCAGGCGACGATTTTCCTGCCCCTTTGAGTCAGTGAACTTCTTGAGCTCTGGTTCTTTGTTGAGCCTGAATTTATAATGTCCTTCAGGCGCAACCTTTCTCGGTTCCGGCCAATAGGTCATGACTTGCCTCCTTTCTTGGTTTTCTGTTTTGGCTCCTCGATCTGGACGGGCTTCTCGACTGCCTTGATCTTTTCAAGGCCAGCCGTGAGGACTTCTGCCTTTACGCGTTTCTCTATTTCGACCCAGGAGTTTGTCCCGAATATTTCACCCATGAGCTTGAGTCTGGAAACCTTGTCAGCCTCACCCTGACCGGGATAAAGGAGTTTGATTTCGTTGCCGATCTTCTCAACCAGAATATCCCGGCTGATCGCCTTCTGTTCGCCTGTATTCCCCCTCTCGAACATCTCGGTTGAGTTCCGCTCGAGGTCAATCGCCTTATGTTCACCGCCAAGATTGAGGGGAGCAATGGCCGGCAGGAAGTTCTCAAAAGTCGGGTCATCAAACATTTGACCATTGATGATATCGAAGCGATCCTTTTTGATGTAGGCGCGATGGATGTAGTTTCCGCCCGTCCTGGCCGTCCGCTGGACTGCCTCCATCTCAACCAGAAGACTGGGTTCGTACCCCAATTCTGTCTCGGCCCGCATTTTGGTTCCAACCTTCTTGAGTTCCATCGAGCCATCTTCGGTATCCTCAACCTCTTCCCATTTATCGGCAGAGCGTCCGCAAACAATGATGTGGAGTTTGGAGTTCACAAAGCGATCGGTAAACTCCCGCCAACTCTTTTTGAGTGGCTGCCAGTCCTTGAGTCGAAGCCGTTTGAGTTCGTTCTTCTGCATATAGGCGTCAACGATCTCGTTCCAGAAATGGGTAATCGAATCAATGATGAGGATCGATCCTTCCTTTTCAGCCTCGTCTACGATCGTCAGTAGGTCTTGAAAGGCGCGGGTCTTGGCCACAAACAGGCTGATGTTAGCCGCCTCGAATTTAATCCGCAGAAAGTCGGACCCCGTTTCGGTATCAGCCCAGGCTACTGGCTTCTTGAGTTTGGCATATTGATGAAGGCCGATAGCAATACGCGCTGCCGTATAAGACTTCCCTGCCCCTGCCTGACCGTAAATCCCCATTTTCAGATAAGCCATTTGGGGCTTAGACTTTTGGAGTAATGTCATGTTCTCCTCCGTAAATTCCGAAATTGATCTCTGCTGATCTGCACCAGTTACAGACAAAGAGGCCGTCGTTGAGCAACTTGCCTTTCCGGCCCTTTGTAAAAAGCCCACAGAGATCGCAGAGATAAGATGAACCCGGGTCAATCTCCGGCTCCTCTGCCACGATGCGACTGAGGAAATTGATCCTCTCCATCGGCTCCTTTGTCGCTTCCAGGTATCGTCGAAGGATATCGGCGATTTCGCGGATGACAGGACTCCATCTTTCGGTAGCTGGGAACGCTTTTTCAGTACTCATTTTTCCCCCGTTTCGTGTGGCCCTTGTTCAGAGGGGGACTTACGGCGTCCCCCTCGGCGATCAAAAGTTCTTTTTGGTTTATGATTCTTTTTCTATGGCACCTCCTTACCTTGGGATGTATTTCTTCTTTAGCCTCATCAAGGCGGAAATTGCATGACAGGCAGCGCCCACGGCTGTTGAACAGATGCCAATAGCCACAATGTGGGCAGTAGTGAACCATGAAGTTGCGGGGTTGTTTGCGCTTAGGATGGGAGACCCCTTCCCCCACCAACCGGCCAGGGTTTTGTGCGTCCCTGCCGTTACTGGTTTTAGCAACGCAGAGACGGGCAGGGGTCGGGGTCGTGTTATTTTCGCTCATTGATCCTGGCCGGTTTCTTTATCATTCTGTCTTTGATCCTAAACCTTTAATCCTGCCCTGTCAAGCAATATTTGGGTTTATTTTTTGGGGTCATAATTTGGCACATTTTTGCATTTTAATAAGCAATTCTCTGTTTGACAAATTCTCTCCACTTGGCAGAACTGCGAACGAATACCTGGAGATTGTATCCGAGTTCTTCAATTTCGTCATCCCTCCAGGTTGGCAATTCCAGAACCCGTCTGTATCTTTTACGCAATTTATTTTTGACAAAATCACGCCGATCTTGCAGGGAATCTTGAAGGGATGAACTAGCTAGGCAATTACATTCTCGGCACGCCCATACCTTGAGCGCTTTTCTCCTGAGCATCTTTTTTGTTATCTCTTTATCGTCCAGAGAAACCATCATCCGTATGACATATTGAGGAATAACATGATCTATCGAATCGGCGCGTTGACCACAATAATAGCAGATGTTTTGTGAGCCCCAAATTGTATTCTTGCCGAGCCAAACAGAACGCCATCGTTTATGCGACATTGGACAAGCCCAGTTTTTTTTCGATACGTGTGATCCTGGCCTCGTGATCTGCGACGGTCTGGGGGTCAGTATTGAATTCCTTCCAATAGGCAATCCGGCAATTTCGAGAACAGAAATCATGCCATCTTCTGAGTGCCTGGAATTCCGTCCCACATCGCTTGCATAGCCGACGAGGGAATTTGTGGGTTTTCTTCTTTATTTGGGGTTTTCTCTCTACCACGTTGTTTTCCTCCTAAAAGCGTTGCCTATATAAGAATAACGCATTTCTAGGGGGTTGTCAAGGGCACGGGCGATTGGTTTGTGGTTTTGACCTATCCCGAAATAAGGTGTCTGGCTATTGCTGGATTTGGGATGATCCGGCATTACCCCACAATGTGAGGCATCATCCCGGATTGTAGGGCACTCACCGTCCGGCCCGAATACTCAGGTTCGTGCCTAAAGTTTCGCCCAGAAGGTATCCCGCTACCATCCACACATCCTTATCCCACGCCAACCTTGCCAATACCAGAAGGTCTATGAGTCCAATCGCTAGGGTGAGAACCGAACCCAACCAGGCCGAGCGTCGTTGAATAGCCCTGTAGTAAAAAATTACGCAGGTCTCCCGTATGAGGCCGAGCAAAAAGCCGACGAAGAAAAACATAAAAGCCTCCGAGTGGAGGATCGGTATCTACAAGAGACATTGAATGAACTTACCTATTTGCCATTTCCAGAACGGTCGGCCAGCGATGAACTTCTCATAACAGGACTTTTCTTCGGGAGGCTGGGGAGGCTCAGGTGGTTGCGGTGGTTCCGGCGGTACGGGCGGTTCATAATGGTGGTTTCCCCAATTCTCCGGCCATTCCCCGACGTGCTCATGGTAGGCTTCACTTATCGAGGTGAATACGGTTTGCTGATAGAGGTCATCGCCCCCTTCTGGCAGGTGTTCAAACCCGGCGACGTTATCGAAATTGAGGAGATGCCATCGTGCCATGTCATCCCAACGGGCGGCCGTAGGGCGGCCCCCGTCCACGGGATTAGGCTGGTCATGTACGCCGTCGTCGCTGACCAACCACTTGCCGACCGGCTTATTGCCCCACCAGCAGGCGGCCTGATGGGGTCGGTGCCCGTACTTGCAGAGATTATCAAGCGCCGTCCGCCCACAGGCATGGACTTCCCGGATGAGTTTCATCTTGTTTTTCTCGGGCGGGAAATCCTCGCCGAAGAATTTGCGTACCGTATCCTGTTTCGTCGGCGGTGTATCGGCGAATTGTCCATTCCCGAAGTAGGCGCACTCATCCATAGTAGCTCCGTAAGTCATTTTATCAAATGGGATTGCCTTATCCCGAATAATGGGGAATAAAACCCTCCTTGCCCATCCCGGAAAAGCAGGTCCGCCGGGTTCGTTGCCCCACGGCCAAAACATCTTGAGATCGGAGAATTCGGCCAGCACCCGCTCAACCCATGCCTTGCAGAACGGATCGGCGGCCGAGTCGTAGAATGAGGTCACGCCATTGATATTGTTTTTCCACGGACTCATCCCCGTCCAATATCCGGCATGGAGCTGACAGGCGTCGAACCAACAAAACCATGGCGTCATGTTGTAGAGATTGACTATCTCAAATACCCTCCGCATGACGGGGAAATACCAGGAGTTGAATTTCGAGAGATCCCACTTGTCTGCCGCTGCGTCCAAAACCCACGGCGAAAATTGGCTCTTGCGCCCGAGCGGGCGTGCGCCCCACACGCCATAGGGTAGAATCCTTATCGCGTTGACGCCGACGTTGGCGACCCCGGCGCAGTGCTTCTTCCACGCCTCCTCGTCGAGCCGCCACGTCGTCCCGTCGAAAGTGACGAAGGTATAGGGGTCGTCCGACATACAAAGGTGGCCTTCGATTATCCAGCGTTGATCTTCCAAATTATAACCTCCACATATCGTGAGCCGTCCGCCAATCTTCCCTGAGATGGTTTTCAAGGTTTGTTTTCTTCGCCAATTCCTCGGCCATCACAAAACCTCCGCCGTGATCGCTGTTTTCCCCGAACTGATAAGTTTCGATATGCCGAGGATTCGGACCGGAAGATTAGCCGCCGTTCCCGAGAGTGATGGAAAGCGGGTCCGGTTGAAATAAATCACATCACCCGGAAGGCAGGTATAGAGGACGCGGGGGACGGTGAATGATATCTGTTGCCGCCCCATCATATCGGCGATGGTCGTCCCGAGTGCAGCCGCATCCGATGCCCCGGTTAATGCGATATAGAGATCGAGACTTTTGTTAATACCATACTGCCATGTCATCGTCGGCCTGAGCGTTTGACTCAGAGAATAGGTGTCGTTCTGGAGATTTTCGGCATAATAAATATTGATCGCCGAGTAAAGCTGGTCCTGTCTTTTGGCCGCCTGAAAATCGAAAACATGGAGATTCCAAATATACGGCATGCCCGAGGCCGGGGTTGTCTGTTCTGCCCTAATCCCCAATCGCCCCTCGGCATCCTGCATGCTGTAACTCTGGATCGTTTGCTCGATCATCCTGATATAATCCGACGAATTGATCCCACCCCTCATGTAGAGCGAAAGGGCTGTCGTTTTGGCGTACTTCGTTGCATAGATCGCATCGAGGTCCATATCCGCGAGTGTGCATCTAAGAAATATCCGGCAGATATAAAGAAAAACCTCTGCGCCTGTGACGTTGGCTTCATCGGCGAGATTGACGCATCCCGTGAAACTCACAAGCAGGATGTCGGATGACGAATATGATAATCCGCGCGCGAGTGTCAGGCGTCCACGCTGGTAATCTACGAAGAAATCCGTGTTTTCGACGAGGCCCGTGCCATTTTGTGTAAGCGTCACGGATTTCACCCGCCCATTCTGGAACTCAAATACGCGGTTTGTCGTATCAATCTGTGTCGGGACCGCATTTGTAATCGCTCCGAATCCGAATGGTCGCGCCTTATCTTTCCCGTCGCTGTCCATGAGCGGGAATGTATCTGTTGAATAGAACTCGGAGGGAATTTCCTTTTGAAATCCGTCCCGGAAGTCCCGGAGATCGAAATTCATCCGCCGGTCTTCGATGCCGATTGAATTGACCGAACCCGTGTTGATCGTCGCGAACTCCGCATAGGTGAACCCCTCCCCGCCCGCGAGAATCTTGACCTTGCGGTTGAGCCAGGAATATCTCGCATAGCGGTGGTTGAAGTAGAATGCCTTGCGGACCTTGCCGTTGATTAGATTCACGGTCCCGGAAGATACGGCGAAGGTCCCTTCATAATAAGGTTGGATAGCCTGGGAGATATCGGGGATGCCATCGGCTGCGACAAGCGGGAGGTAGAAATTTCCATTATAGATCGTTGTGCCTCTCTGCCAAGTTGTGAAGTAAAGCCAAAACGAAGCTGTAATAAGGGCATTGATCGGATCGTCGCCGTCCATCGTATGAACATAAACTTTCTTATTGGTAGTATCATGCCAGTATGTTCCAGCGGTCGCTTCGACGGTTGCGATGGAGCTCTTGGGTATGAGGGCGACCCCATTCTCATAGGCCGCAACGAGGGTTGCGCCGTCCTCGTCGAATGCCGTCTCATAAGTCACTCCCGACGTAAGCGTCCAGGTGGTTAGCTCCATGAGTGGATTTGCTTCAACAAGGAAGATGAGTTTCGGTTTTGATTTGCGGATGAACTTCTCGAATTTCGAAGGAGAATAGGTTGCCCGCGTGGTCTGCGTGACTATGGATGTATAACTCGAATTTCCGGCTCCGTTGTAGGCTCGAATCTTAAATCCATAAAGGATCGACGCCGCAAGTCCGGTCTTTTTGAACGATTCGATTCCGGCTTCGATCCGGGCAATTTCCGAATAAGCCCCGCCGCTTGTGTTCATTTCAATGGAATACCCAACCTCGCCAGATGTTTTTACCCAGGTGATTTTAATCCACGTATCCTGATATTCCGAGACGGCAAGTCCCGTCGGGGCCGTCGGTACATCGGGGACGGCGATTGCGGCTTCGTTGCTATAGGATGAATAGGTAGATACCCCTTGTTTCGCCCGAACCCGGTAGGTGTAGGTCGTCCCGGCCGCCGCCGTCGTGTCGTGGTAATATGTACGATTCGGGGCCAGGGTTACAAGTTCCGCAAAGGCCCCAGTCGTTTTTCTCTCGATGATGTGGCTGTCTTCGAGTTCACTGTTATCCTCAAAGATGCACTCAACGCCATAAGCCCCGCCGACCTTGGCCGCAGTACAGACGAGATTCGTCGGCGCCGCTATTGCTGCGAATGTCACCGCCGTTGCCACAGTACAGTAACCCGAGTAACCCGAGGCATTGTGCGCCCGGACGCGATACCAGTATTGTGTATTCGACGTGCGTCCGGTCCTGAGATATGTGACGACCTTCGCCCCGACAGTCGCAATTTCAGAGAAATCCGAGGTCGGCCCGACCGCGCTTTCCTCGATATGGAAATCTACCTCATTGTCGGAATTGTCCGTCCAATTCAGCCGGATCGTCGTCGTTGAAAGCGACATCGCCGTGAGACCCGACGGTTTCGATGGGGGATCGGCCATCGTGAGAGTGAGTGTATTCGATGGCGGAGAATATCCCGCCGCCGCATTATAAGCCTTGATATAAAAAGTATAGGTCGCGCCCGGCGTCAGACCCGTCGCCGTATAGGCTTCGGCATTGACCGCTGTCGTGTAAAGAAGGACTCCGTTCTTATAGACCTTGAATGATGCTTCATTCTGCGAATTGTCATTCCAGGTTAGGGGAGCCTGCGTCCCGGCCGTGCTTGAGTATCCCGATAGGCCCGATGGGGCGGGAAGTTGTGTCGTTGCGATTGCTTCATCGGAAAAAGGCGAGAATTCATCACCTATATATGCTTCTAATTTGTAATAATATTGTGTGCCATCCGCAAGTCCTGAATCCAGCCATGAAGTAACACCGGAACCTACCTGATGAACAACGGCATAAGACCCACCCGCCGGTTTTCTGTAAATAAGGATGCCATCATAAACGGCATTATTGGTCCAGGTCAACTGAATTTTTATTACTTGCGTAACTGAAGCAATGAAAGAAGACGGTGCTGGTACTGCCATTACAAAATTTCCTCGATCTCACAACTCCAGTTCCAGTAACCAACGCGTTGGCATTCGGGAAGTTCCTGGGATTTTAGATGAACCCAATAGGAGTTCGTATTCGGCGCAGTCGAATCGAGACACCATGCCCAGGCTACATGAGATCCGCAATTTTCAAGCAGGGCCTCAACGATGAGTTCCGAGGCGTCATTTAACCCAACGAATGAGAGTAACTTGTTATCGAGAGATGGCCGTTCCTGAATGGTGAACAGGTTGCCAGAAGGCGAATACTCGATCTCGGTCTCATTGAGCGGTCCTCTCTGATATGGAGAACTGGGAACCCGGTTGAGTACGTTTCCTTTACCGACAATGACGGTTCCGATTTGAATATATCCTGACGGATTTGTAATATCGGCCACCGAGAGCCGGACCCAACGCTTTGTCCGGGCTGTACCCAATACCGTCCAGAGATTATTTCCCTGATACGTCAAGGAATCATAGGTATATGTCGGCGATACTGAGACAGTATCGAATAACATCGTCCCGGCGGTAGCAGTTGTTTTATATAAGTAAAACTTATATGACACATCGGTTGCCGTGAATGTAATTGAATATTGAACCCAAGAATTAGAGGTGGTTCCGGCTTGGATGTGTTGATCACCAGAATCTGAAGTTCGTTGGCACACAATTTGAAATCCCTCATTCCCGGAAGTCCCGGATTTCACATAGGCCGTGAATATGTAGGATGCCCCAACAACCAAATCGGCGATGGTCTGATAAACACATTGATAATTATTCGAAACACGCGTTATCTCCAGACAGTTACCACTCTGGCCTCCGGCGATGCTGGCAATTGTACAATAGACGGGTGTCCAACTGGTCGTATCGGATTCAAATCCGCCATTGACGCATAACTGATCTAAATATATATCGGTTCCATAGATACCAATGGTAGCATCCGGTGTGATATTATGCCCGAGAATACCGATGAAATCCCATTCATACGCCGCCCCGAGATCATTATGCCAGTGCTTATATCCTGAAATACCGACCGTTCGCGTGAACAATAAGGGCGAATCATCCTGGGTATATTCCGCCGGGAATTGTGCCAGCTCGTCAGTGACAGGACCAAGTGTTCCATTCCGCCATAAATTGGTATGACAAATTAGGGCCGACATTAGGCCATTTCCTTTCCGACGGAGCCGAGAAGTCCGAGTCCGCCTGACTCACGGACTGTCTTGGTAATAAACTGTTTTATCTCTCGCCCGTCGATGTAAATGTGACTTTCAACAACGATCGGTCTTGCCATTCCGTTTCTTCCCTTCCCCATGATTGCCTCCCGCAACCGGCGCGGAGAGCTGACGATCTCCGCCTCCCCCGCCTCAGCTACTTCATAGGTATTCCCGCCCATCGAACTCAACATGGTCGGTTTCTTGAAAATAGCACCCGCCGCCAGCGGGATTGGCTGGGCACGGATGAGGGCGATTTGGATGGCGCCCAGAGCCGCCGTAGCCGCTGCCAGGGCAAGGTTAAATGGGAAGGGAGCAGCCGTTAGGGACTTAGTTATGGCCGCCGCAACGTTTACAATGGCATCCATTAGGGCAACAGCCTTGGCTTGTCTAGCCGCGGCGCGGGCCGCCGCTGTGCGCTTAATCTGATACTCTGCTTCTAGTGCCCCAATCTGTTTTTGCCTCTCTCCTTCATCGGCCACATTAGCCATTATCCAAGCAAGCCGTTGTTTATATTCGTTCTCTAGTTTGATTTCACGGTTGCGTTGAGCCTGGTTGAAAATAGCAGTCATCTGCGAATTCATCATCTGCCACGCCTCAGAAATTTTATCCATCGCTTCTTGCCATTTTTCAAAAGTAGTTTTAGCCGTAAACTGGGATTCCGAGGCCATGCTTTTCAAAATCGGCGTATAGACACTGCGAAGCCGGAGCATTGATCTCATAACTTCATTGGCAAACCGAATAACATTATCTCTGCCCTGGAACACGCTTTTAGCAAGGGCGGCGAATCCTCCTCCGATCAAATCGTTTTCCCGCCCCATCCCTCTACTCACCACTGTCCATACCCGGCCCATCAATTGTGCCCGTTTTACAAACTCCGGCATCATCGTAGTAGATATGGGAAGAAAATTAATTTGATATCTCTTCCAAAGATCGATAATTGCGGCTTCTACGGCATGATGATATTTGCTAACTGCCCCCTCAAGTTTGGTTTCTGTAACCTCTGTCTTAATTAGCACATGATCAAACGCATCCCCTATATCCTCAGTGCCTTTTGCTACCCTTCCTAAAGCCGCCGCTACTCCGGGGGCCTGTGTTTTAAAATACGCCCAAAAACTCTGCCATGCTGTTGAATATTCCAAAATTGTATGAATCGGTTTGTGTACTTCATGCAATTTATCCGCAATACTACTTACAGCCCCGGATATCGCCTTCATAAAGGCAACTGGCCCCAGGAAATCCCACAGCGTTACGCCCTTCTTCCCGGATTGGAAACTTTCGACCTCTTTCCTAAGAGCCTTTATCCCTTCTGTTAGAACATAGATAAAATCACTAACCCCCTTATTCTCCGTAACCATCTTGCCGAGTGATTCTTTTAATTCTCCCCAGTATTTATTCAGTTGACTTACTTGACCGCCAAAAGTATTGACCTGTCCCTTGGCGGTTCCGAACCATTCCCCCATTTTCTTGTGAACAAGAGCAACCTTCTCGGCTTCGGTGCTACAAAATTTAAGTTGAGGAATATATTTATCAAACCTTGTAACATTTCCTTCTACGGCCTTTCCGACAAGTTGAGCGGCTGTCTGAAGATCAATCTTAAAGACAGATGCCATACCGATGGCACCGCGAGTCGCTTCATCAACTTGTCTAGTACTAAGACCCATTTGGAGAAGTAATGCCTGGGTAGCCATGACTTGTTCATCGGTGTATTTGGTGACTTCCATGAGATTTTCGGCATACATGGAAAAGTGGAGGGCATTCCCTTCAACCTCATGGCCGGTTGCTTCGAGGGCAAGGCGTAAATTATTCTGTGCTTCCTCGGATTCGATGGCGGCCTTAACGCTATCGGTGACAAATCCTGTCAACGCACCAATAGCCTTCTTGGCTTCATGATAGGCGGCCATGCCGACGGCAATGGTCGCGGTCAGTTTGGCATAGGCCCCCATGAATCCGCCGACGGCCGGAGTCGCCTCTTTCTGTGTGGTTGTGGCAAGTCCCTTTACGGCCTTATCGAAATCCTCGATCTTTTTCTGTGCGCCCTTCTCGTCGACGGTTATGACATATTTTATATCGGCCATTTCATCTGCTCCGCTTCTCTATTTCCGCCATCCTCATCTTCGTCACCAATTCATGTATCTTCGCCAACTTCGCCAGGAATACCCGCCTATACCCGCCCGCGAGTGCGAGGCGGTCGATAAACCCAGGCATCAGCCCGAAGTCCTGGGCGAACGCTGTGGCATACTCGCCGTAAAAATTCAGCGCCATAACGTCACTCTCATCCAGCGGCGGTTGCTCTGACATCTCCCTGCCCATCACCTCCGGCCTAGTCCCGCCGCCCGTGTCCTCGTACCAGAGGAGATAGGCCGTCAGTTTTTTAGGAAGTTGCTTACATCAGCGACAAACCGCATGATTGGCAGCACTGCAATTTCCTTTTCCGGATCTCCCTTGACTTCTAGGCGAAGAAGGTACCCTACATACTTCGCTTTGTTTTCATCGGTACACGGTACGGCCACACCTTCCGATTCAAGGTTCCAGTCGATGATAAACTTAGCGAGGAACTCGATAACCGTCTTATTGTCCATCAATTCCGGGAATTCAAACTCCGACGGCACTGCCATCAATTTCAAGCGTACCTCTCCCACCCTTTCGTCAACTGCCTGGAGCGTGAGCCACGCCCCACAGTCGATCTTGCTAATCTCCATGCGCTTCCTCCTGAACGAGATATAAAAGAACTCGCAAGAGTTCTCGTTTAGGACTCAGGCAAGGTAGTCGGCGTTTGCCGAGTTCACGACCTTCATATAGGGCCGGACGTAGTTCATCCCAGTTGGCGCGTTGGCTGCTTCCTGCATCGAGAAGACCAATTCGTTCTTGATAACACCATCCATCTTGACATCGGGTGGCTGGAGAAGCACGAGGCGCGGGAAGTAGAGACTCACGGCATAGGTGTTATTTCCGCAGGCCGCCCCGGTGAAGACAAGGGTAGCCTTCATTGCCGTCATGTCCTCCCAGGTGGAGAAGTAATCCACATTGTTGTTGCTCGCTCGCGGAAGCGTGACCTTGAGTGTATTGTCGGGGATATCTCCCTCAATTGGTGATGCAATGGTGGTCGAGCCAATGACATGGACATTATCAATATTCCTCTGGAATTGAACCTCGAAATCGGCGATCTCAACCGCATCATTAGCGCCAAGCGTCCCACCGGCTTGCGTGTTCAATCTAAATTCACCATGTGAGAGGTGCAGGAACGTTGAACGGCTTACATAAGTCAGGGCATCTACCTCATTCGCAGTATTGATTACCGAGTCATCTTTCATCGTATTCCCGCGGAGGGTGATGGTCGCCCCGATGGCCGCCCCACTCGGCTTGAGAACCAACTTGAAGGGCATCGCTGACGGGACTTCCCAGATATGGCCAGGGCGTTCCTCGGCATAGGTGAAGAAGTGCGTCACGGAGTTGGCATATTGAAACGTGTGTTCCCATGCGCCCGTGCCAGCATTGGCCGGTGCGCCGGCCGTCCCAAAGATAGCCGCAATCCAACTCCCCACCGGGCCCATCTCGTATTGGAGATTGACGGGCGGGGTGAGTTCCGTTGAATCAGAGACGCCCAACCATCCGTCCTTCGGGATGATCTGGTCAATGGCGGGATAAGGCTCATACTTCTGATTCCTGTGAATACCGCTATCTCCGGTGATCAGAACGCCGTAGTTTGCTCCAAGGGCAACGGCGGTGCCCCAAGCGGTGCCGCGCTTAGAGCCGGCAGCAAAATAGCGCTTGCTTGGGTAAACAGGTGTGGCCATTTTTATCCTCCTTTAAGGATTGGCATTATTAAAGTTCTCCGAATTCTCCATCTATTGTAATCCTGACCCGTTGCGAAAACTCCGCAAAGGGTCCGACGCTATCTGCGTCATAAGTAATATCAGGCGGCGTCTCGAATACCACGGCCGTCGCCATGGTGATGAGCGCTCCCGCGCCCGCGCCCGGCTGGAAGTCCACCTCGATAGCCTTCCTCACATCGCGGATGGCCCGTTCAAGGGGCGTCACAACGTCACCCTGCTCCTGTACGCGCCCGCTTATGGTGAGATAGAATGTCTCGGCGAATTGGGCGTCAGTGTGCATCTCGATGTCGCCGCCGCTCTCGGACCTTACCATATAGACGGGATAGGCGACCGGCTCGGCGACGAAACCCTTGCCGACCTGACGCGGGGTATAGAAATAGTCCGTCCCCTCCTCGATGGCCCGCAGGACATGGACGATACGGTCAATAACCTGGAGGCGTTTAGGATCGTCAGGCATGGGTTCCTCCACTCATCTTTTCAGCGACATATTGAATCTGCCGTGCGTCCATCATCGTCTTGAGGATGGGTTCACGGCGGTTGATGACGCTAGAGAACCAATGGGTTGCGGGAAGGGTAACCTGTTTCTTCAAGACGAATAGCCATTGGAGGCCCCGATATGCGCCGACATATTTACCCCCTCCCCGATGACCGTACTTTTCCTTTACGATAAAGAGATTCCCGTGAGTCTTGATGACAAAAGAACCAGGATAATCCTTAGCCCTTCCCTTGACCCCGGGAAAGGGAACTGTTAGATATTTTCCCTTGGCCTTAATAGTACCACCAGTATCCTGGATACTGGCGTATTTCTCGGCCAACTTACCCCCCGACCCAACACCTGTCCCGATTGTAAGTTTATATGCCTCTGCCGTAACACTAGATTCCATTCCGGGGCTGCGAAAAAGGGCACTTGATGACCTTCCGCTTTTCTTCAGTGTCCTAGCCGATATCTTTAAGTCTTTCACCGTTCCCGCTCCCCAGGTTTCGGCTTGACGGAGCGCCGCCGGGCCAATAGACATCAGCATCTTGGTCTTGGCGATAGCACCCGAGAAGTCAGCCGTGATTCCGCTCACAATGTGTATCTCCTATATCTATCCAAAACTTCCTTAACCTCTGCGAGTAATCCGGATTGCGTCCGCGCTATCGAACCATCGGGATAGGTCACCGAGTCCAGGCCCAAATCCCCTCTGGAATATCGCCCGAACTCGAAGGCGATCTGCTTGAGCGCTGCTAACCGGATATCCGATGGGAGAGTAATGTTGCCTGTCGTACAGTTATACCCGGCTGTATAAGTGACCAGAACTGTCTTCGGCCCAGCGTACCAAACCCTATTGACGCGGTAGAGCCTTCCCGTGCTGTTATAGCAGAGATAATCATTGTCGTTGCCGGCGGTAAGGGCAACATCATTCTCGCTGATAGTCATATTCCCCGTCACCGGATAGTTCCTGAGATACATCACTTGTTTCCCGTTACCATCGTATGCCTCATTCGCATAATTGGTTGAAGCAATAGTCCCATCCCAATAGGCATTGAATTGGCCTGACACCGAATCAATCAGTTGGTCGATGATGGCCGTATCCTCATCCGTCGTCTTCCTGATAAATCCTTTCGCTTCATCTAAGCGAACGAGGGAGATATTGGCATTGGCGGCAGAGGGTAGAGTATCCGTTACCAATCGAATAATGTAAGTATGAATTTTAGTGTTTCCGGCATTGGTCACTACCGAAAATGTGACTCCATAATATCCCACCGTCCCAGCATAGATTAACTGGCTAACCTGAGTGTTATTTGCCGATAGTACTGGCAATCCTGTAGAATTAAGGCCATTAGAACAAGTGACATTGGCGCTTACAATTTGCTCACCTGTACCTAATCGGGATGAAAAGTCGAATCCTACATATTGATTTTCACCTGCCCTTTTTTCCAATATTTCAAGTCCCATTGTTATCTCCCTTTATCGAGTTCAATTATTGTTGGTTTCGCCTCAAGCCGTGTCATCGTAACCCGCTTCTCCAGGTCTTTGATAAACTTCTGCCCATCAATGCGGAGGATGATGGGGACGACAAAGGACGGTGCCCAGGTGATACTCACATCCTGGCCGGTAAAGACATAGAGGCCTGGCTCGGCATTGGCGATGGCCGCCTTGATAAGGTTTGCCTGTGTCGCGGATATACCATAAGTGGCAGGTTCCGACAACAGAACACGGCTCAGGTATGCACCGGCGGCCTGGCCGGTCAGAAGATATGCCCCCGCCCCAACCTCGAGGCGGCTGGCCTTGCGCGTATCGGCGGCCTGGCCCGTAAAGAGAAATGCCCCGGTATCGCCCAATAGTGACCAGCCCCGTGAGAAGGTAGACGCCGTTCCGGTATAGACATATTGGCCTGGGCTGGTATCGACAACTCGGCCCCTTAGAAAATCAACCGCAGGTGCGAGGATGGTAAACGACCCCGCGTCTATAGCGATGAGATACGAACCGGCCTTGGTTAAGGTTGCATCCTGTCCTGTGATGGCATATACGCCCGGCGATATTGATATGAGGCGGTTGACCAGAAGATTTGCCGCCTGCCCGGTCTGAAGATATGATCCTACGCCAACATTGAGTGTCTTATCCCATAGCGATTCCGCCTCTATCCCACTTAGGAGATATGAGCCAGGATCGGCGGTTATGGTATAACTGACACCCGTCCATGTTAGGGTTACGGCTTGACCGTTGAAAAGATAACTACCTAATCCTGCCGGGATTGTCTGTGAGAGTGCGGCGGCGGAGCCAGTAAGAGCATAACTACCAACCCCGGCGTCGAGTGTCGCCTGCCCGGTTTTGGTGAGCGTTGCATCCAGGCCGGAGAAAAGATATGTCCCCCCATCTGCCCCGATCCGCGCTCCCTTGAGAAGATCGGAAGATAATCCCGTGTACACATAGGAACCAGTTGCGGCATCGACCCTGTGCGCCAATAGGGTATTGGCAGATTGTCCGGTCATCAGGTAGGCCACGGGATCAGCCGAGAGAGTAAATACCTTTCCGATAGTGACGGCCTGGCCCGTATAGACATAGGCCACGGCGCTCGCGTCAAGTCTCTTATTGGCTAGGGTATCGGTCGCCTGTCCCGTAATGGCGTAACTCGCCGGATCGGCACTCAGGAGATATGCCTTACGCGTCTCTGCGGCCTGCCCGGTGAAGGCATAGGCTCCTTCAGTGGCATTCATCGCATAACTGCGGCCTATGTTTAGGGCCTGACCCGTGAAGGCATAGCTTCCAAGGTCAGCTGGAATTGTCTGCGAGAGGGCTGCGTTTTGTCCGGTTATGGCGAATGATCCCACGCCCGCCGATAGGGTATAACCGCGCGCAAGGTTGGCGGTTAATCCGGTTAGGCTATAAACCCCAACTTCAGCATCGAGTCTCCGGTTGAGAAGAAGATCAGCCGCCTGTCCGGTCAGGTTGTATGCTGTCTCATTGGCATTGAAAGAGTAGTACCAGGCGATATCGCCGGAGAACTCTACCCACGGGGAGAAGGCGTTGGCATCGGCATCGGCATTGGGGAGGTCATTGGCGTTGTTGTCGCCGACGTTTATTGAGGTGGAGCGGTTATTCGTCCCCCCTACGCGATAATAACCCAACTCGATGACCAGGTAATCACCCAGGGTCGGCGTCTGATTTGATAGGGCAGGCGGCCTTGTCTCGGCCGTCGTGTAGCATCGCTTGGATGAAAGCGTTGTGGTAAATTCGTAATTCGCCGCCGCCGAGTCAGAGTGGGTCGAGGCCAAAAGGGTCGCCCTATTTGACCCGTCCGGCTGGATGATATGGACGCCCATATTTAGGGTCGCATTGGCCTGGGCGTTGTTCTCATAGCATCTGATAACGGCCTCGACAGTCCCCGATATTTCAACCGCCGCGAGTGGGCCGATGACGTAGCGCACGACTGAATTTGCATAGGCCGATGAAGTCCCAACGGCTGCAGTTCGGTTGGCAAAGGCCGAGGATATCTTCGTCCGCACCCCAGCATAGGTATAGTTATTGGCGTGAGGCGCGATGAGCCAGTTTGTCGGCGTGACGGCTGCCGCGCCTGTGCTCGGGAGATAAATTCGGGTACTGATTGAAGTTCTCCGTTACCTCAGATTCTCCATTTATTTTGTCCAGATCAATCGGAGCGTGGTTTCCCCGCCCTCCCCATATCCATATTCCGAATCGTCAATCCAAATCCTGTCCCAATAGGCGGTGCAGGCAAATCCGTCAACATAAGCATAATTTTTTAACTGAATTTTTTGTGCGCCCAGGGCCAACGTTCCGGGAAGTGACCCAGAACCCTCGGACGCACCATCAACGCGCCATTCCCAGGCTGTTCCCGTCCGGTCATATTTAACGTCAATCCTGTACCATGTATCGAGGGAAACAACCTTGGAGTCTATTTCGGTATTGAAGGTTCCATTGTAATAAACACTAATTTCCAGAGTATAAGTTGAACCATCTCGTTTGGCGTTCACGCGATATGCGTCGGTCCAGGCAGAATCAAGAACGTGAAGCAAGGGGATAGAGGCAAGGTCAGTAAGTGCGTTTAGGCGGAAATACAGCGAAGTCCAAGTATCGCTTTTATTATCAGCCAGGGTATATTGAATTTGATTAGCTACTCCGTTCCCGGCCCCGATCATTTTGAGGACTTGCTCCCCGCCGCCCGTGGGTCTGGCAACATCGGTATTATCCTCATCTATCGTACATCCCGACCCCTCTGTGACAGACCAGCTATTTTCGTACCCAGTACCCTCAAAACTTTCTTCTAAATATTCTGCTGGCATTTTATGCCCTCGTTGCATATACCAATCTGATTTTCACCACCGATTCATACTCATACGCCCCGATATCGAATGCGCTGCCCTGTGGACGCGCAACGCCATCGTAATCAACTGTAACATCTGTCGGCGGACCAGACGGGCCGGAAAGAGTCGTTCCTTGGTCAATACAATTCGTGCTATCCGCCGTGAGGTGAAAATCAAGTTCACCCTCGTTGAGAAAATGAGGATCAACACCACTCGTCAGATTAGTCGTCAAGGTAATGAGTTCCTGGTTGACTCCACCGCCATAGGCAATAACCGTTGACTCACAGTTATCGAAGATGTTATTCGTAACTTCTATCGGAGCCGCAATCTCGTCCTTATTGAAAAGTGCCCCATAGTAGCAATCATAAACCGTATTGTTCCACCAGTAGCAATAGTCGCATTTCCCTGGACTCGTTCCATAACTCGGCATTCCGATCCCACCACCGTGCATACTACCGTGTCCTATATGGATGATGAGGTTATTCCAGGCATAGAGGTGATGAGCGCCGGTATCGGGGTCAGCAGCAGCACCTTCCTCGGAGTTGAACTGGATTCCCCAAGAACCATTCTTAACGGTATTATTCCAGAAATAAATATGGTGAGTATCCTGCTCCCATCCATCTACGCCCATGCAATAACGGTCATTTTCCTGTTCATCGGGACGTGCCATGTCAACATAATTATCATGCACATAAATATAGGTACTCCCGGCTTTGATGTTCAGGCCCTCGCCGCCCGTCCAACCTAAAGTGCGATTGCCTGCGTATAGCTCGTTATATGACACATCTACGTTTGTAGACCAACTGGCTACCGATAGCATCTCCTCCAGGCCAGTACCCCAAGTGTGTAGGTTGGAATTGTAAATTTTATTATATTGAATCTCGCCATCCTCAAAATAATGTACGATGATCCCAGCTGATCCGGTTGTATCGCTGATACAGTTGACGATTTTTGAGTTTGTTGATGTAACGAAACAAATGCCGCACTTAGAAAAGTTCTGCACCTTTATCCCGTCAATCTTCACATAATTTGTGGACTTAACAAAAATAATCCCATCATCATAGGTTTGGGGCGTAAGGTCTGTCCCATCAAAGATAACCGAGCCAACCGCATCACTTGGATAACGCGCAAAGGTCGTGAGGCTTGTGTAAGATTGATATTCGATATCTAAACGTTCATCTTGCCATGTGCCAGAGCGAAAATACACCGTGTCGCCAGACGATATACCGGATACCGCTTTGGCGAGTGTCAGCCAGGGGCCGTCGTTTCCGCTTACATAGTCCGGGTAAAGACCATTGTAGCTATCACTACTCCCGGTCGTTTTAACATAATAGGTCGCCATCTATGCCCTACCCCACGGATACTCGTATTCGTCCATTTTGTTGGGTAAAAGAATCTTGGAGTAGTAATCAGCCAGTTTCGGCAATCCCTTCTCAAGCGGTACTTTCGGCTCCCATCCCAACTTCTCTCTCGCCTCTGTAATGTCCGGCACGGGCCGCCTCATCTTTATCGCCATCTCCTTGGCCGAGCGGTTCACCCC